GTAGTAACGAACATGGATGTTCAAACCAAACTTACTCGCTCATTTACTTTAGAAAGAGCGAACTCAAATATAGATGAAAGAACTATAGAATTCAGTTTCAGTAGTGAATATCCTGTTGAAAGACGTAATGGAATGGAAATCTTATCTCATCGTGAAGGTGAATATGATTTTACTCATCTTAATGACCAAGCACCTTTATTGCTTGCACATGACCAATCAAGACAAATAGGAAAGATTATTTCTGGAACTGTTCGTGATGGAGTTGGTTATTGTACAGTTCAATTTAGTCGTTCTCAAGAAGGTCAAGAAGTACTTAATGATGTAATTGATGGTATTCGAAGCAAAGTCAGCGTTGGATATTCATCTTCAAATCCGAAATTAGAAAGACGTGATGGTGATGTACCGGTGTACAGATATACATGGACTCCTTTTGAAGTTTCAATCGTTGCTATTCCTGCCGACCCAAGTGTTGGCATAGGTAGAAGCGAAGCACAAATAGAAATACAAACGCCTCAGGAAGAGGTAACTCAAATTAATGAAAGGACTCAAACAATGAATAAAATTAAAACTGTAGAAGATGCAATTAATGCAATCGAAACAGCAACTCCTTCTGCTGAAGTAGAACAATTAACTCGTGACGCAAAAGTTTCTGATATTGAAACTCTTTGCTCTAAATTAAAACTTGAAGATGAAATTGATGGTTTAGTTGCTCGTTCTGCTACTTTAGAAGAAGCAACAGAATACTTACTTGCTATTCGTTCTGCTAAATGGAAAGAAACAACTACAAAAACTCGTGCATCTGCTGCACCTGCTGTACACACTCGCAAACAAGACCCTATCAATTATGGTAAAGCGGTTATCGCTGCTGCATCTGGTAATTGGAAAGATGCAGGTTTTGAAAGAGAACAATCTCAAGAACTTGCTCGTCAAGCAGGCAAACCTTTAGACAATAACTCTTTCTATATTGACACTAACGCAACTCGTGTTACTCCAATCACTGCTAACGGTGCAACATCTACTGGTTTTGGTAAAGAAATGGTTGGTACTCAATTTTTACCAGACCGTTTGATTAATGCTGTATGGAACCAAACTTTCTTAAATCAAGTTGGTGCTGACTTCAGTTTATCAGGTTTGACTGGTAATGTTGCAATTCCTGTTATCACTTCTAACGGTACTGCATCGTTCGTTGCTGAAAACACAGATATTGGTGCTGCACAAGAATTAGCAACTGCACAAAAAGGTGTTAGTCCTAAATTGCTTGCAACTTCATTTGCTTATTCAAAACAAATGTTAGTTCAAGGTTTGCCTAATATTGAGTCACAAGTATTAAGTCAAATCTTCAATGCAATTTCACAAAAACTGGATGCTGCTGCACTTTCTAACGCATCTTTATCAACCCTTGGATTGTTAAATGATGTAACTGCTGTTCAATCATTAGGTACTAACGGTGCTGTTCCTAACCTTGCTGCTTTAATGACCATGCAAAAAACCTTGGTTAATGCTGCAACCTTCGGTGGTGACTTGAAATACTTAACTTCAGGTTCTGGTTACTTCGGTCTTCAAACTGTCTTAAAAGACAGTGCTAACACTGCTTCAGGTTATATCTTGAACTCAGCATCTTTGGGTACAGACCCTGCTGTTGGTGGTTTGCCATTAGTTTGGTCACAAAACGTTCCAAACAACTTGACTAAAGGTACAGGTACTAACTTATCTGCAATCATCTTAGGTAACTGGTCAGATTTCGCAGTTGCTCAATGGGGTGGTATCGAAGTTCAAGTTGACCCTTACACTCAAGGTAATGCTGCACAGATTGTTGTTCGTTCATTCTCTTTCTGGGATATGTTAATTAAACGTTTAGCATCTTTCACAGTAATCAAAGACGCAATCCTATAAGTAAATGGATAAGGGAGGGTAGAAATATCCTCCCGTCTAAAAGGAATTAAAAAGTGATTTATTCAGATGCAGACTTATTAGCAATGTTAGACCCTTTTGCAGTGGACGTTATCATGCAACAAGGAACTTCTGACGAATATTCAATAAGAGGAATATTCAATAATCCTCATAAATTATATGCTGATAATGAAGTATTCTCAAGTACAAATCCAACTTTAACAGTTAGAACTTCAGATATTACTAATATTTCTAAAACTACAGGTAGTACAGTTTATATTGATGGTACAACCAGAAAGATTAGAGATTTTGAGTCAAATGGTCAAGGATTAACAATTATTGATTTAGGGAAAGCCCAATGATAATTGATGACATTATTTCTGTATTATCAGTATTACCTTATCCAATAACTCAAGCAAAAGTTGACCCTTATACACTTGGACAAGAAACACTTCCTGCAATTAATATTAAAACACTTAGTGAAGATTTAGAACATTTTGGCAATTTACCTGATTTCTTAATAAAAACTAATATTGGAATTGGTGTATTTGTTGCTGAAAATGAAAATTATTATGCTGATATTAGAACGATAGTTGAATTGATATTAACAACACTTTATACAAATGCTAATTGGATAAGTTTATATAGATTTATTCCTGATGCAAAAATTAGTTATGAATATGTAGATGGTGGTGAAACAAACTTTGCTGCTGCTTATATTAATTTATCAATTCAAACAACTATTCATTATGAACCTGTATTCACTAACTCTCTAACTACTATAAATATCAGTATTGATGATGGATTACCATTTGACCAAAGTATTGCTACTAATGGACCTGATGGACAAATAGAAATATCACAAACAATCACATTACCAACTTAAAAAGGATTTTAAGGAATGTTAGTCATACCCACCAATCGTCAAGTCAATGGAATACAGATTAGAGTAACTAATCCAGTAACCAAAAGATTATTACCTATAACTTCATTCGATTTGGACACTATAGAAGGTGACGAATTGCTTCATTATCTTAGAGCTATTCAAGATGGTGATTTAGAAGTTCTTCCAACCACGCCTACTTCAGAAGGAGTTGAATAATGGCAAATTTTGCATTTACACAAATTGCAGGCAATACAAAGGTTCCTGGCGTATTCGTCGAAACTTCAAACGTTGCTGCTGGAACAAATCAAACAAACTTAGTTGCATTGATAATTGGTCAAACAATTGTCTCTTCAGTAACTCAAACCCCTCAATTAGTTCAAAGTGCTGCTCAAGCAGTTACTAACTACGGTGCAGGTTCTCAATTATCTTTGATGGTAAATGCGTTTCTTGCTGAAAACCCTTTCACTACTTTGTATGCTTGTCCATTGAATGATAATGGAACTACTAAAGCAACCACAGTTTTAACCCTTGGTGGTACTGCAACTGCTGCTGGAACTTTCTTTTTGTATGTTAATGATTTACAAATTCAAATTCCTGTTTCACTTGGTGACACTCCTACAGTGGTTGGAACTAACATTGCAAGTTCAATCACTGCAAATCCTTTACTTCCTGTAACTGCTGTGAATGTTACTGGTGTTGTAACTTTTACTTCTAAAAATGCTGGAACTTTAGGCAATGGTATTTTAATTCAAGCAAACTATTTAGGTACTTTGAATAATGAATATTTACCTGCTGGTTTAACTGCTGCTTTCGCTGCTGGTGTAACTGGTGCAACTGACCCTGCATTATCTACTGCATTAGCAAATCTTGGTTCAATCGCTTATGAGTATATTATCCAACCTTATACTGACTCAACTTCTTTAACTGCCCTTCAAACATTCTCTGCTGGTCGTTGGAATGCAAATAGTCAATTATTTGGACATTGTTTCACTGCTTATAAAGGAACTGTTGCTGCATTAGTAACTTTAGGTTCTGCACTTAATGACCCACATAATACAGTGGTTGGTTATTATGGAAGTCCAACTTGGTCAATCGAAGTGGCTGCTGCTGCTGGTGCTGAGGCTGCAAATAGTTTGAATATAGACCCTTCATTACCTTTACAAACAGTGGCATTATCGACTGTGATGGTTCCTTTACAATCTTATTGGTTTACTCAAAGCAACTTACAAACTTTACTTTCAAATGGTATCACTCCATTGAATTATGTTGGTGGTGTTGCAAGATTTGTTGATTTAATTTCAACTTATCAGTTTAACTCATATGGACAACCAGACCAAAGTTATTATCATGTAACAACTCAAAGTACAAATGCTGCAATTGCTCGTTCAGTTGCCTCAATGATACTTCAAAAATTTCCACGTTCAAAACTAGCAATTGATGGAACTGTTGCAGGACCTATGAGTAATGTTGTAACACCTTCCGATATTAAAGTTGAAATCATTTCTTTATATGCCCTATGGTTATATAACGGATGGGTACAAGATGTTGCTGATTTTGTTGCTAACTTAGTTGTTGTAATTGATGTAAATAATCCTAATAGAGTTGATATTCTATTACCTCCATACTTAGTTGGTTCATTGCAAGTAACTGCAATTCAAAACCAATTCAGATTAAACATCGGCATAACTACAGCATAAGGAGTAGAACATGGCAACAATAGGCGGAATGGCAACATTCAAAATAGATGGTCGTTCTTACTCTACTAAAGGTGAGTTCGAAATCAAAATCAAAAATGTTTCATATGAAGCGGTTCCTGCTGCTGATGGAACTATTCATAATAAACAAACCGTTGTAGCGGATGTTATTTCAGGAAAACTTTTAGCAACTCCTGACTTAAATCCTGCAATGATACCTCTATTAAATGGTTCAACAATTAAAGTTGAAACAAAGAAAGGTGGAACTAACTCAATTGCTTTACTTAAAAATGCTTTCTTCACTGGTGATGCTTCATTCACTACTTTAGATGGCGAATTTAATATCGAATTCACTGGTCAAGGTTCTTGGATTTAGTTGTTATTGATAGATGAAAGATAAAATGGAGTTACTGAGAAATCTTTAACTCCATTTTTGTATAAATAGATTATCAATAACAACTTTTAAAGGATTAAACAATGACAATCAATGTAACAATTTCAAAACCAATTAAAGACTTTGAAGGTGTTGAAACCACTAATTTAGTATTTCAAGAACCTACTTTTGCTGATTTAATTAAAATGGAAAATGCAAGTGGTGGTTCTTTACAACAATCTTTAGCATTATTCACTTCTTGTTCTGAATATGCCGAATCGGAACTTAAAAAGATTTCTGCAAAAGATACAATCAAAATAGGTAATGCGTTCGCCCCTTTTTTGCCTTCCCTGGACGATGTTTCCGAGAGCAATCTGAAATAATTTATGATTTAGCTTTCGAATGGAAATGGTCTCCAGAAACAATAGATAAACTAACTGCACGACAGGTTCAACAAACTTTAATTCATCATAATAGGATAATAGAACGTAAAAATGGCTAATTTCAATATAAGCACAGTTTTTAGTGCAATCAATAATATGACTGCCCCTATTAGACAGATGCAACAAAGTTTGTTAAATTTTAATAATCAAGTCAATCACTCTAATCAAACACTTAATAGATTTGGCAATAATAAAAGTTTGGGTAAATTACAAATTCAAGTTGTTAATCTTAAAAATCATTTCAAAGATTTATCAGGAGCAATGAATTCTGCTGGTAATAAACTTACAACGATTGGAACTATTGGAACGGTTGGAGGATTAGCAGCACTTTCTACTTCATTAGACCCAGTTCGAGCAAAAGAAGCAGTTCAAGGTGCTTTGGGTATTGAATATACCAAGAAAGACCAGAAGATGAATTACAAAGACCGAATGAAAGTTGGTCAACAACAATATGAATACACTGCTTCAATTGCTCCTAAACTTCCTGGAGCAATTACAACACTCGGTTCATTACGTTCATTAATGCACAAATATGGAACTGAAGGTAATCTCGATACAATCACTGGCATCACTAACTTGTTACCTGGAATGATGAAAGGAAAACTTGATGATGAGGTTGTAAGTGGATTACAAGCAGTTTTATCAGGCAATCAATCGGATTTGTTTGAAAAGGTTGGTTTGAAACTATTCACTGATGATAAAACTCACTTGCATGGTTTTAAATCTTTTGATGATAAAGGTAAAGAGCAAAAAATTACCTTCAAAAATCCTGATGAAATGCTCAGATATATTATTAAGTTTGGATTAATTAAGTTTCCAGATGCTACTAAAGTTGCAATGGAGTCAACTGAAGGTAAAGAAAGTAACTTAGGTGATGCTAAAAATAACTTTATAGTAGAGTTATGGACAAAAACAGGTGCTTTAGCAATATATCAAAAGAAAGTTGAAGAAATTACACAAGCATTTGATAATTTTACGCCACAAGGTACAAAAATTGTTACTCAAATATCTGGTTGGATTAATAAAAATGAGGAATTATTTAATGGAATTTTAATTGGAGTTCCTTCATTAATCGCTGCTGGATTAGCATTTAAAGCAATTGGTTTTGCTGTTTCTGGATTTTCATTTTTAGTTCCTGTTATTGCGGCCTTAGTTTCGCCAATAGGTGCAGTTGTTATAGTAATTTCTTTATTGATAGCAGGTTTTGTTTTACTTCATAACAAATTAAAAGATATGTTTAAAGACAATTGGTTCTTTAAACCATTATGGGGTGCTGGTTCAGATACTGATAATAAAAAGGCAGACACTTCTTATAATAAAGAAATTGAAAGATTAAAACAATCTCAGCAAAAAGAAGTGGAGAATAGTCAAGCAATACAAATTATTCTTAATCAAACTAATAGTTCAGACTCTCCTATCATTTCAAAAACTTCAGTTCAATCAACTGGCAATAATAAAGTAAAAGTAAATACAGGAAATGCCTCAGGAAGAGGACAAAGTTTCTCACAATTTGCAGGTGCATTACCTCAATAATTATTAAGGATATAAAATGACAGGGATTGTCCAAAGTTTATCAAATCAACTCAACATAGCACAAAGTGACTTAACAAGTACCTTTCTTGGTGGTTCAAGTATTGCTGGACCTTGGCGTGATGCAATACCAAAAACATCATTCAGAGGTGTTGAATTTATATCAGTAGAGAATTCATCAGAAGTTGGTAGAAGATTAGCAACTCACGAATTTCCTCAACAAGATGTACCTTTTACTGAAGACTTAGGTGAAAAAGCTCGTATTCACAATATGAGTGGATATGTGATTGGTTCTAAATGGGAAGCTAATCGTGATGCTTTAATTAATGCTTGTCGTGCTTCTGGTCCTGGTACTCTTAGTCACCCAGAATTAGGCAAAATTAAAGTTTATTGTCAATCTTGCACCTTTGTTGAAAATAAAACAGAGTCTGGAATGATGGCAACATTTCAGTTTGTATTCGTTGAACAACCAGACACAGCAAATAATATTGCTTTTGTTGATACAGCAAGCAAAGTTAAAATGAATGCCACAACTAATATGGGATTATTAGAAAGTATATTCAATGCTGCTTATACTCTTCAAAATCTTCCTAACTTTGCAACAACTTTTATCACTGGTCAATTAACTGAACTTATTGGTTTTAATCCTCTTCAAGCAGTTGGTGTATTATCTTCATTTAATAATTTGTTAAGTACTCCAATTACTTTACCAACTTCTTTATCAAGTGCAATTGCAAATTTCACGAGTTCATTTAATCTTGATTATACAGACCAAATAAATGGAACTAATAAAATAACTCCATTAGTGGCAATGAATACTTGTATTACAAATGCAACTAAACCTTTAACTTATCCTCAAGCAAACACTGCAACTTCTGTCGCTATCAATTATAACTGTAAATTAGTTGAACAATTATTCAAACAATGCTCAGTAATTCAAGCATCAGTCGCAAGCACTTATATCAATTATGCCTCTTATGGTGATGCCCAAAATGTCTGGAACCAAATTATATCAATATTCAATACCCAAATTGCTGCTGCTTCCGACATTGGTAATAATGATGGTTATAATATTCTTAGGAATGCTAAAGCTGATTTTGTTGCCGATATTAAAGCAAGAGCACCTTCATTAAGTAAAGTCACTTATAAAAATATTTCAATTCCAACTCCTGGTTTAGTGATTGCTTATGATATGTATGAGGATATAACAAGAGAAGATGAAATTATTGCTCGAAATAATATCTCAAATCCAAGTTTGATTATAAATACTAATTTGGAGTTATTAGTTCAATGACAATAGCAGTTAAAAAATCAACAGGCGAAGTTTATACAGGTTGGAAGTCTGTAAGAGTTACCACTACATTAGATGATTCTGCTTCTACTTTTGAATTAGAAGGAACTGATATGTATGGTAGTGTGATATTAAATGAAGGTGATAAAGTTCAAATCCTTTATGATAATCAAATACTAATCACAAGTTATATTGATAGAGTTGAAGAACATTATTCAGCAACTGACCATTCTATTCAAGTGATTGGAAGAAGTTTAACTAAAGATTTAATTGATTGTTCAGCAAATCCAAACTCATGGCCTAATACAAAACTTTCATTTATAGTTCAACAATTAGTTAATCCTTATAATCTTAAAGTAATAATAGAACCTGGACTTGATTATACAGTTGATACATTTTCAGTTAAGAATGATGAAAATGAAACGGTTATCCAAGCAATTCAAAGATTGGCTGCACGCTCTCAATTGATTGTGACAGATAATGAATATGGAAATATTGTTTTAACTCAAGCAGGTTCAAGTCTTTCACCAATTAATATTACAAATAAAAAGGGTGACTCTTCAAGTAACGTGCTTGAAGGTTCTTCTATCGGTGATGAACAACAAAGATATTCAATCATAACAGCAAGAAGTCAAATAAGAGGAACTGATACAAATTTTGGAACTTCTGCTCAAAAACCTTCTGCCTTTGCGACTGATAATGTAAATGTATTTCGATATAGACCTTTAATCATTGATGCTAATGAACAACTTAATCAATCAGATTTACAAGAATTAGTCGATTGGCAAATTGGTTATAACACAGGTAAATCCAGAACACTCAAATACAC